CAATTGTCAATGTATCTGTATCAAATGTATTACCAGATAAAGATGCTAACGAAGCACCTGGCTCTGTTGCTAATTCCATAGTAGCTGTATTTAACACAGGAGCTTTTCTCACGTATATTACTTGCTGTGTTTGTTCTCCATATGTAGGAGTACTTGTTGCCTCTGGTAAGTTTAATGTAAAAGCACCATCTTTGATAGCACTAGTTTCAGTGAATACGGTAGGAGCTACTCCTGCTACCAAATCAGCATCTGCATATTCAACTTTTTTTATTTTTACTAAATTTATTGCTGCCATAACTTATTTTTTTTTAAATTAATTACTAATTGTTCTAAAGATAAACGTTGTTACAGTTTGATCTTTCATATTTCCAGTTTCAGGCTCTTGCTCTTCATTAAAGTGTATGAACCCATTTGATGCTTTAAAGGTACGTAATTTTTCTGAAATATCAAAACAATATTGAGATATATTTCTAGTATTTTCTTTACCATCAATTTTGTCAATATATATGAATAAAACAATATCATTTGTACTTTCAACATTATTCTTAGTTATAGGCATATGAGATATTACTATGCACTCACCTACTTCTGAGGCTGGTTTTGTATCATAATATATCGTCAATCCTAAATCTAAGAGTTGAGCTCTTAACTGGCTTTTTACATCAAATATTGTATTCTTCATCTTCTTACATTCTTTATATTCATTAGCTAAATACCTTTTTTATCCTTTGATGAACTATTGAGAAATTTGGCATGAAGTCGTTTAAGACTGTCCTACCATTATCCTCAACTACTCCTGCATATGGTGCGGCTGCTACAACAACAGCGATAATGCTTTTTTCTGGAACATAACTACCATCTGGTAAAGTGGACTTACCTCTAATTTCAGTATTTATATATTGGCTAAAATCTTTAAAACCTCTATTGGGGTCAGTACCCTCCGAAGCTATCCATTTCCATCTAAGATTTTCTTTCCTATTTTTAAGTATTATAAAACCAGTAGATGATTCAAGCTCACCTTTATAGTTTTTATAGCTATGGTCATTCTTTGCAGTCTGTGCCGCAGCTATGCATATATAATACAATTCAGAAATCAATTTAGACTCCATTTCTTTCGAGAATACTACTTCCTTTATATCCTTACGAATACTAGGAATACTCCAAAGCTGTTTCATTTTACCCATATTTCTGTATTGAAATATGTAACATAAGGTTCAACAATAGTGCCTTTAACACCTGCGCAAGTAATCTCAGCACCTCGTATAAACTCTACATCACAACTAGGTGGCACAAAAAGCTTATACTTAATGTTAATGAAATCTCCACCATCTTTTATATTTAACATTGGAGTAGGTTGATAATCACAAACAAAAGATATGTCAGCACCAGCGATAGGGTATCCGTCCTCATCTTCTGTTGCCTTTCCTTTCATTGTTGCTGTATATCCGTATCTAAAACTCATATTCTTATAGTATTTATTACCATCTTCTTGCGTTTATCTCTATGCCCTTACTTCCACCTTTATACTCTATTCCATTGTCAGCAAGTATTCTCTTGCCTCTTGATAATAAGAAAGACCTAGCACTATTTGTTAGTGTCTCCTCAGTATCTCCTTGTGAATAGTTTGGTGATATAGCCTTATCCATCATACCTATACCAGCAGAAACAATATTATCATCAACACCATCTATATCAATACCATACTCCTCTAACGAGAGAGTGCCAGTCGTCTCGTTAAAGTTGTATGCCATATATGCTGCTAGGTTCGTCATATCTACTACGAGGTTGAATCAGTTTTCAAAATTACAATCTCATCATTCATATTAGGAACTACGATTGCTGAAAGCTCACTTTCGAAAGTAACCTTACCATGCTTCTGTTCTGTTCTAATCAAAACGTGATTAACATCTTGATAAATAACATTAGAATCAGGTCTACGTTGTTCGTCAGCAGGAGTCCATAAGTAAGAACCATGAATATCACCAACTACACCAGCAACTCTATTATCTTGGAAAGCTACTGTATTAGAAGCAATACTTGCTCCATCAGTTGCGTATTTAGAAACCATATTGTCAACTAGAACAATTGGAGCTATAAGTAATGATTGTGTTAAAATCTCATTTATAGCATTCAAATTAGGTTTACCAGTAAAATAAGTACTTCCACCTACACCATTATAGTAACTAGATATTTGTGTTTTAACAGATACCTGTGATTGTAACTTTTTAAATGTAGTAGTATTCATTAAGAACTTCTCTATGATAATACCATCATTTATTCTGGAGTCGTCAGCCATATCTTGAAGGTCTTTAAGACCATCGGCATTAGCAGCATCAGACCAAATTGTATCAACATATCCAGTCTTCAACTTCCAATCAATACTAAATGGTAATCCTAATATAATATCACCAGCTGCGATAGAAGAAGTACCATTTGATAATGCTTCAAAATACAATTTATCAATAGTCATCAATGGACCTACTGCTAATCTTTCGAAATATCCATTCAAATAATTAATCAAAGGAGTAGGATCAGTTACACCTTGTCTTATTGCTTTTTCGTATTTCTCTATCTCGTTAAACTCTTTTGATGTGAATGTTACTTTGTTACCAAACGTAGGCATTTCACCAAACATATCAATAGGTTTTTCTGTACCAATTAATGGTTTACCAGAATATTTACTTATTGATGTCGCCATTGGAATCCTGCCATTAAATGCAGTTACTGCTTTCCAGCTTGTAGTCTCATTATAAGTATCTACTGTTGACTCACTAAATTTTGGAGCTCTAAACCCATCAGCCAATTGTCTAACGAAAGACTGAAATTTTAGAGGGTCTTTAATTATTTCGTTGAATGTTAAAAAATCCATATCTTTTATTTTATTATTATGTTAGGTGATAAAGCTGCAATAGTAGCGTCTGAAAGAGCATAAGTGAATCTTGCTTTTTCAACCCATTGGTCAATCTTATAAACACAAGGCACATTAACACCTGTCTCTATAAATGTAGTATCTAGCATTACACAATTAGCTGTATATTTTTCAACAGCGTCAGCACCAGTAGCTTCGGTATTTACTACAATGTCTCCCTCTGATAAAGCACCACCATTAGTCAAGTGAGTTAATATGTCATATTCTGTACTAGTAGTAGTGTCAATAGCGGTAATAGTTACACCAGTTCCACCAGTCTTACCAAACGGATCACCTACTTTAAATAAATGATTTTTCTTAATTCTTGTTTTTGTAGTTGTTGAACCACTTACCACCTCACCAGCTTTAACTACGTGAGCAGTCCTTGCTGAAAAGTCTACATATAGTGGGCATCCTTTATCAACATACCCTGTTCCTATACTTTTATCTAATTCTGAAATGTCTAAGGTTGCACCACCAAGTCCATCTGTGTGAGTTAATAACTCATCCCAAATGTGAACTACTGGAGCTCCTTTTGTACCTTTGCTAAAATTTGCCATTTTATTCTTTTTTAAGGTTATTTTTTATTTTTATTCTTACTCTTTTTCTTATCAATGGTAGCTTTAATTGCTTGTCCCCAAACATCGCCAATATCTCCTTTTTTGTCAGGATTACCATCATAAGATTTATAACTAGATAGTCCTTGTGCAAGTCTTGCTTGTCGCATTTCAGCTATCTTTGCATCTATCTCTGCTTCCGTAGCAGTTGCTGGAATCATTTTCTTTAAGATGTTTACATCATAAGAACCGAATCCCTCTGTGTTCTTGTCGATATATGCAGACTTGTTTATTTCTAGCAATTCTGTCTTTTGTCTCTCTAATCCTGCTAATTGGGTAGCCTTTAACTCATCTATTTCCTTTTGAAATAATGCTTTCAGTTCTTCAGCTGTATTTTTAGGTACATCTGAGTCTACTTTAGTATCATCTGGAGGAGTAACTTTTTCTTTCGCTTTTTTTATAGCGGAAGTACGTACTTCATCTAGCAATGATTGTAGATTGACATTTTTACCAGTGTCGGCTAGTGTCTTTAACTCATCTTTGGTATAATCCCCAATAGCTTTTGTAGTCTTCACGGTTGTTTTAAATGAATTAACCCAACCATTTAAATCCTCTTCTGCTTCAAAGTTGATTCCTTTTGATAACTCTTCAGGTATACCCTCGTTTGCGAGTTTATCCTGAATGACTTTTTGATCTAACATATATTCTATTTTAATTTAAATTGATTAATTATCCACAAGATATGAATTATTTTTTATATATGCAAATTATTTTATAACAAATTGTTTAATTTTTCACAGAATATTACTAAAAACTATTTAATTA